AGTTCAACACTCCTTTACTTGATGTTCCTGTCGTTGGAAATAAACTAAGTTATAATGAATTTACTGTTAAGTTTATGATAGATGAACAGATTGCATCTTGGAATGAATTATATAAATGGTTATTAGCGATTGCTTCACCTAAAAGTTTAGAAGACAGATCACAGTATAATGCATTACAGAATCAGAATACGAAATATCCTAGTCTATATTCTGATGCAAACTTGACGATTATGAGTGCCCTAAATAATCCATTGGTTAGGGTAAACTTCCACAGAATGTTTCCAGTGTCATTAACAGATATTGATTTTGACACGCAACAATCTTCAGATACAATTTTAACCGCAACAGCAACTTTCAGGTATGAATATTTTGAAATAACACCTGCTTAATTTTTGTGAGTACATTATGAATAAACTTGAAGACATTCTCAAATCATGGGAAACTGACGCTGACATTGACCAGACCGAACCTGGCAAAGAACTTTTAAAAATACCAAAACTACACAGCAAGTATCTTGATAGTCTCATCAAGAACAAAATGGCAGCCAAAAAAGCCAACTTTGAGTACTTGCGTATGCGTAAGTTGAAATGGGAATACTACACAGGTAAACTATCCAGAGAAGAACTACAAGAACTTGGTTGGGAACCATTCCAGTTTACACTCAAGTCTGACATTTCTTTCTATTTGGAATCAGATAATGACCTTATCAAACTACTCGAAAAGAAGATTTACCATGAAGAAGTGGTATCTGTTATCGAGTCCATCATGTCTGAAATCAAACAACGTGCATGGGAATTAAAATCATTTATTGATTGGGAGAGATTCATTGGAGGACAATAATGATTATTTGGTGGTCAGCAAAGTAAATGAAGTTTATCTGAACATCAAATGTGAACGACACTTAGCACAAGAACTTTCCGAATTCTTTACTTTTTTTGTCCCAGGTCATCAATTTGTGCCAGCATTCCGAAATAAAATTTGGGATGGTAAAATCCGACTATTTGATTTGAGAACATATAATCTATATGCAGGACTGTTACCATATCTACAAGAATTCTGTGAGTCTAGAGATTATCTTTTAACATACAAAGATGACATAGATGTACAAGATGAGTTCTCAATGTATCATGCAAAGAAGTTTGTATCTAGTTTGAATCTACATTCTGCTGGTAAACCAATTGAAGCAAGAGAACATCAGCTAGATGCGTTTGTACATGCAATGCAAAGCCGGCGCGCATTACTACTTTCACCAACGGCATCAGGTAAATCTCTCATTATTTACTTGTTGTTCATGCAACTGCACATGTTTCAGGGCTTAAAAGGTCTGATTATTGTACCAACAACTTCTCTAGTTGAACAATTATATTCGGATTTTGCAGATTATTCCGATGCAAATGGTTTTGATGTAGGTGAAAATGTACATAGAATTTATCAAGGTAGAGAAAAAAATACTACAAAAGTATTAACTATTTCAACATGGCAATCCTTATATCAATTACCTAAAAAATATTTCGAACAATTTGATTATATTATTGGTGATGAAGCACACTTATTCAAAGCTCAATCACTTACAAGTATCATGTCTTCGGCCATAAACACTAAGTATCGCATAGGACTCACCGGGACATTAGACGGTACTAAAACACATAAGCTAGTACTAGAAGGTCTTTTTGGTGCAACCAAGCGTGTTATATCAACGAAAGAACTGATAGATAAGAAACAACTGTCTGCGTTTGATATTAAGTGTTTGATATTGAAACATCCAGATGATATTTGTGATGAGTTAAAAGATGCAACATATCAAGAAGAAATTCAATATCTTATTGCATGTGAATCGAGAAACAAATTTATTAAAAATCTTGCGGTTAGTTTAGGTAATAATACATTAATATTATATCAAATGGTTGCCAAACATGGACAAGTCCTGTACGATATGATTCGGAACACTGAGAAGATCGGTGACCGAAAAGTGTTTTTTGTCCATGGTGGGACAGAAACAGAAGATAGAGAAAACATTCGAAAGATTATGGAGACTGAGAAAGATGCTATTGTTGTGGCTAGTTTTGGTACTTTTTCTACTGGAATTAATATTAGGAATTTACATAATATTATCTTCGCATCTCCGTCAAAGTCACGAGTTCGTAGCCTTCAATCTATTGGACGAGGTCTTAGACAAGCGGAAGGAAAAGAAAAGGCTACGCTCTACGACATTGCAGACGACCTCAGACACAAAAAGCACATGAACTTTACGTTGAGACATTTCGTGGAACGGGTGAAAATATATACGGAAGAGAAGTTTCCGTTTAAGACATACAAGATTGGACTAAAATGATTAAAATTCTTCGTTTAAAAAGTGAATCAGATATTATCTGCACAGTAGAAGAAATACGAAACGGTGAATATGTCATTACCGATCCAATGAATTTTGAATTGCAAACTCGTGGCGGAGTAATGCACATCATTATGGACTTCTATCTTCCAATTCAAGTGATGGAAAGAAATAATGTGGTAATCAAAGAGTCTGATGTATTGTTCCAAGCCACTCCAAGTCAAGACTTTATGGAGTATTATATGAACTCTGTAGAGAGTATTAAGAAGATGAAGCCTGAGGGAGAGTTTGAAGAAAGCGTCAATCAAGAATTGAACGCCAGAATCAAAGAAATGGTAGTTGAAGCCTTCATGGAGATGGATCCAGAAGATCAGGTCTTTCATTAATCTTTAAGCATCAACACCGCCGAATGTAACACTGTCAAGCCCTTTTGTCAACAATTATTATGGTAAACATGCATGAGTACAAAACATTATATTAACAATGCCGACTTCCTGAAGGCATTAATCGATTACAAAGAACGTAAGTCAAAGAATCCAGATGAGAAGATTCCAGACTACATTGGTGAATGCTGGATGAAAATCGCAGAAGGATTATCACATAAACCAAACTTCATCAACTACACATACCGAGAAGAAATGATTTCCGATGGTATTGAAAACTGTTTGATGTATTTTGAGAATTTTGATACTACAAAATATACCAATCCTTTTGCTTACTTCACACAGATTATATACTATGCTTTTCTTAGACGTATTCAAAAAGAAAAGAAGCAACTATACGTCAAGTACAAGGCCACAGAACAAATGGGCATTCTTGATAGCTATGAAGTAACAGACATGGAGAACGAAAGTTCAAGGCAGTTTGAAATGTATGACAACATCTCAGATTTCATTGAGACTTACGAAGTGAGCCAGCTAAAGAAGAAATATGATAAAAAGGTACTCAAGAAACCTAAAGGTATTGAGAAGTTTTTGGAGGAATAATTATGAAGATAGGTTTTAATTGCAGCACGTTTGATTTCTTTCATGCTGGCCATGTAACAATGTTGAAGATTGAAAAGCAACACTGTGACTATTTGATATGTGCACTCCAGGTCGATCCTACTGTCGATAGACCAGACACCAAGAACAAACCAGTACAGAGTATCTACGAAAGATATGTACAGCTCCAGGCGTGCAAATACATTGATGAAATCCTTGTTTACTCCACAGAAAAAGATTTGGAAAACATGTTGATGACACAAACAATCCATATCCGATTCCTTGGAGATGAGTACAAGTCTAAGCCATTTACTGGCAAACAATGGTGCCTAGATAATGGTGTGGAATTATTTTACCACAGCAGACAACACCCATTCAGCAGTTCCTCATTGAGAGAAAGAACTTATCAATCAGAATTGGAAAGATTGGAAAGATTGAAGAAAAAAGATTGACATAATGGTTCTTTTAGACTATACTCCAGGAAACCTAGAATTGGTTTCTAGTCTCATCAAAAAAAACTTGACTTACGACCTGCTCCCTAAGAAATGGGTGGTTAGAAATATGTCCAATCATATGTTTGGACACTGCCATAATGCGGCAGGTTGTTTGTACAAGATATTTGGTCACGAATCTATGCACATGTATCGTGGACTAGATGATGAGGGTATATGGCACTGGTGGTGTATAGATAAAGATAACGTGTTAATTGACTTGACCGCATCTCAATACACAAATTTTAACCGAACTCCTCCATACGCAGAAGGTGAAAAATCTGGTATGTTGGGCTTCGAATACCGCAAACGAGTTTTGCGATTATGTGATAGGGTAATGAATGACATCGAAGGTAGCAATAATTACGGACCAGCATTTTGGCGCACGTAATGACTCGGTCCACTTTCTGGATTTTTATGAAAAATTTTATAAAGATACTTTTTTTCCTACTCTTGATGCTAATGGGATACGCACTGTACTCATTCTCGGAGATACTTTTGATAGAAGAAAATACGTCAACTTCAACACACTGAAACGTGCAAAAGAAATGTTCTTTGATCCTCTGTTTAATAGAGGCATTGAGGTGCATATGCTTGCAGGTAATCACGACACATATTACAAAAATACCAATGATGTTAACTCTGTAGACTTGTTGCTACGTGAGTATGGTAACATCAATGTTATTGACCATCCAGCTACAGTCTACGTTGACTCAACTCCAATCTGTATGATGCCTTGGATATGTCCAGAAAACTATGAAGATTCCATGCAGACGTTGAAAGAAACCGAAGCATCTATTTGTATGGGTCATCTTGAAATTGCTGGCTTTGCTATGCATCGTGGTATGCCATCTGAAGAAGGATTAAATCGTGAACTTTTCAATCGTTTTGATTGCACTTTTAGTGGTCATTATCACCACCGTTCTCATAGTGGGTCTATTTACTATCTTGGTAACCCTTATGAGCTTACTTGGCAAGATTATGCTGATACTCGTGGCTTTCATATTTTTGACGTACAATCCCGTGATTTGGATTTTATTCCTAACCCTAATAC